GGCTTGGAAGCTATTGACGAAGGCGAAGGCAGTATTGGGGAAGAGCAGCTTGGATGCAACCATGAAGTTGTTAAGCTGTCGGGTGAAGTTCCGTACGATGTTGGGGTCTTGACCAGCGTAGATCGACACGGCACGGGCCGTCTCGTCAATCAGCTTAAGGTGGTTGACCGGCTTACCGACCGCACGGGCCACATGCTCGTCAATGGCGTGTTGAAGGTTAGGCGTCTCAGCCATCTTTTCACGGTAGGCGCTAAGAGGCTCCTTGATGTTCTTGGCGATCTTAGAGTTGGCCCACGCTTTAGCGGTATCCTCCATGTACTTGATGTACGCGGATTGAATCTTCTTGTTCAGTTCGTCGGTGAACATGCTGTGCTGCCAATCCTCGGCCATGTGTCCACCCATGTCGGCCTTACGCTCCAACATCGAACGCACCAGACCTTGTTGGCTCCACTTGTCGAGACGGTTCAGCTTATCCAGCACAACCTGATCCAGCTTGCTCTTGTTCTTAAAGACCTCAAGGGCTTGGATGGTGACGCCTGCAATGTCGTTGCTACCAATCTCAGCAGACGGTTCTTCCATGCGGGCTTCGTAGTCGAACTTGGCCTTGTCCATGTACCGCTGTGCAGCAGCACGGGTCTGGAACGCCTTCATGTGGAAGTCGGTGCCAGTAGCATCCCGAAGGATGACACGGTATGATCCAACCCACTGATGCGGGAACCAGCCGGGAATCTGAGGCGGAGGCTCCTTACCGTCCATCCGCATTGTCTCAGCGTTGAGGCGATAGGCTTCGTCCAGCCCCTTCGTCAAGTTTTGATAGGCAAGGATTTCACTGTTGGACAGTCCCTTCGAACGGAGCATTTCAGGAGTAGCCCATTGAAGACCAGCATCCACCAGTTCCTTGTTCGCAATTCCATCGAAGTCAATCATAGCCTTCATAACCTTGCTACGGGACTTAGCCGGAAGGTCTTTGTAGAACTTAGCGTAGGCATCCAACTCCTTGTAGATGGAGACGGACTGATTGATGATATCGTTGATGCTGCTGTGGACCCACTTGAGGAGGGTACCAGCAGGACCACGGTGAATGAGTTGTTGGGTCGAAGAGACGTTACCGAATCGAGCGACACGGCCGATATCGTCCTTCTTGGTGAGGGCTTTGTTGAAGATTCCGGATTCCTTAATCATTGTCTCAGCATCACGGGTAACGTCGGCAGTCTGTTGACGGCTCACGTCGCTCATCTTGCTGAACTCTGACGGCTTCTCAGCCGAAAGGATGCGTTCCTTGGCTCCCCACAATTCGGATGCACGCCTGTTGATAGCCGCATCTTCCACGCTCATCTTAATAGCGCGGGCGAACTCTTCGGGAGTGTCGGACTGACGGAGTGCTTTACGGATCAAGTCTTCGGTGGTAGCCTCATCGAACTTAATGTCACGGAGGGGCTTCTTCTCACGCATGAAAGCGCCGAGATTGAGGGCACCACGTTGTCCCTTACCGGCCTTAGTCTGACCAGCCATCTGCTCTCTAGGAAATAGATTTGATGAGTGGATTTCTCCACTAGCATTAGTTTTGATAAGAGATTGATTGCCTTGATTAATTTTCCTATTTGCATCAGTTCGGTTGTAGAATTGTCCATCTGAGCCAATGAATCCTGCTTCAAGTTGTCCTGCGGGACGATTCTTCACATTGTCCGGTAGTGCATCCCTCAGATGAAGTGGTCCGGTATTGAAGACCTCTCCTGAAAAGACATCTCGAAATCCTGCACCAAGAAATTTGAAATCCTGCTTAGGACCACCTCGTTGCTTGGCCCCAACCTTAGTCTGACCATAGGGCATAGAGGCTTGGAAGCCAGCAGGCTTGTAGGCGTAGTCGATCCCTTGAAGGGGAACCGAGTCATTGAAATCGGCACCACGAATCTGATAGCGACCATCAGAGATAGCCGTAACAGTTCCTTGTTTACCGTTCATCAGACGAACCATTGACCCTACCTTGAGGGTCTCTTTGGCACGGTCGATATAGAGGCTGTTCTTACTGAGGGCTTCCATATCGGCCTTGTTCTTCGTGAAGGCTCCGAAGTTCACGGCACCACGCTGCTTACCACCAAAGCTTCTGCTGTTGATGGGCTTCGTGATCTTCTCAATCGGACGGGCACCTTGGGACGGCTCCATCAGAGGCTCGTCGGCACGGTTCCGGACAGGAGGGGCTTCCCCACGCTCTGCAAGGGCTTGTTCATCCCGCTGGCGATAGGCTTCCTCAATCTCCTTACCCTTCTTGACTTCGGCAAGATTCCGGTCGCTGAATAGGTTGTCCGAGTCAGCTTCCAGAGCAGCCTTGGCCATATCTCCGGGACGCTCAGTAACCTTGATGGGTTCCTCTACCCGAGGCTTGTCCATAACAAGGTCGTCCACTTGCATCCCCAACTCCCTACCCTTGTCGGCGTAGAAGTCCATTTCGGGAATAGAAGCAGCCTGTTCCGGGGTAATGTCCCGCATGGCCGCATCCGGGTGGATCGGGCGGGCTTGAGTAGGTTCGGCCTCAAGAGGAATCTCGGCCTTTTCATAGGGGAGAGCATCCGAATTAAGTTCTGGACGTACCTCGGAGGTAGTAGGACGGGTACCCGCCCGTTCCGGCTCCATAGTGAGCCGATCTACCAGCGTATCCCCGGTAGTCTCGGGAATGACGCTACCCCGTTCAGCTAGGCCCGGAGTCGTTCTAATGGTGCCACGGCTTATGGCACCGAGACCCTTCATCCCAAGGACCGGAACGATGGTCTGTAGGCCAACGTCACCGATGGTTCCAGTTACAGGGCTTGTATCTTTCCAGACTGCCCGCATCTTGCCGTCGTCACCCTTTTCGAAGACCATCTTCCGACCGGCTATATCGTGGCTCTTCTCCATCAGCCAGTGAGGGAGGGCCATAGCATCGTCGTAGGACGCCTTCACGGTGGGGTCTTTAAGCTGAGAACCGATCATGAACTTAGAAGAGGTATCTCCAATGTTCTTGACAGCCTCATCCATAGACCCGCCTGTGGCGAGTGTACCGAGGCCGTGGAGACCTCCCACAAGGGCACCACCGAGACCACCAATCAGGTCTTCGGCAGCAGCAAGGCCACCTGTGATCCGCTTACCGGCATGAACTAAGGCGTTATCCTTCGTGGCATCCTGCCAGCCGTCTGCCGCATCTTCCCAACCATCGGAAGCGTCTTCCCACTCAGAGGCAGGCTTACCTTTCGTTAGGCGTGCATGTTCCGCCTTGAGTTGAGCCAAGGCATCAGCCATCTTCGGGTCTTTGTAAGCCGGTTGCCGCATTTCCTGCTCCAAGGCCCGGATGTTCTGTGGGGTCTGGTCGCGTGCATCTTCCACAGCCTGATCGTCAGGGTGGAGTGCGCCAAACCCTGCGAGGGCAGCTTCGTTCTTCGGAAACGAGATAGCAACGCTATCCGGTGCGTCTTCCCAATCACTCATTACTTAGGCTTCCTAGCGAACTTACCAGTTTTGGGGTTGATCCCATATTCGTACTTGTCAGGCTCATAGGCACCAAAGGCCGACTTAGCAGAGGCTTCCACGTTGTCAGGTTTAGCAGCCGCCTTAGGCGTGACCGTTTTCGATTGTTGGCCGGTCTTCGCTTTGGAGTACCCCGGAAGAATTTGTTCGGCTACGGCATCACGCATGACCCGGTACTTAGTCTCACTGATCTCACCACCTTCAAGCATTGACAGTTTGAATTCGGGATCGACCTTCATGCGATCATTGATGCGTTGTTCCGCCAACCATTCGGCAGAGCCAATCGCCGTCTCATCAATCTTTCCGGATTCCTTTGCACGAACCACATCACGGGTCGCCGCTTGTTCGTACTTCTTAGCCATGTCCTTCGCTTCTTGTTTGAGCCGTTGGACTTCAAGGGCACGTTCGTTGTTAGCAGCCGCAACGTCTCTCGAAGTTTTACCCTGAATAGTAGCAACTTCCTTCGCACGGGCAGTATCACGCGCATCGTTAGCCACCGCCGCCGCTTCCTTGATCTGCGTATCACGAGGGTTGAGGGCTGACTGAGCCTTCATGGCGAGGAACTGCTGACCCTTCTGGCCTTGCATCATCACGTTCTGTGAACCAGCCGTATCGAGCATCGCGGGCATATTAGGCGCGAACTTCTGCATCTTCTCACGCCAGCCGTTGTACCATTCACGGTGGTTCGAATCCATCGGGTTCAGTTGACCACCCATAGACTTAAGTTCGTTGGACATTTCGACCCACAGGTTCGCGGCTTGCACACGCTCTTCATCAGCATTCTTAAGTTCTTGGCCTTTCGTGCTGGCCTTACTAGAAGCGATATCAGCGTCGGTCTTCTCATTGAACCGATCCGCCTGCATACCAGCAAGGCGGGCCTTTGCCGCTTCAAGAGCAATCTTGGAGTCGAGGGTCTTCTGGCTTTCCTCAAGTTCCGCCATCTTTTTCTGGCGCTCAAGGTCGTCATTGGCAAATTCACGGCCAACGATCTGGTTAGAAATTTCTTGATTCATACCCGCGAGGTATCCGCCCAATGCACCACGGGCCTTCCACTCGTTAGGCGTCTGGAATGTTGCGGGAGAGAGATAGCCAGCCATGATTATTCCCATCCTCCTGATGGATCGAAGTTAATTTCCGGTTCCGGATTAAAATCCCAACTTCCATTCGATCCACCCGGATCATAACCGTAGTCATCACCAATGGTGAAGGTAGGCTCAATCGGAGTACCACCATCGTTGGTGTAATCAGGAATCGGCGGGCCTTGGTAGAACTGGCTGTTAGGATCATCAGTGTATCCAGCCGCCACTCCGGTCGGATAGTAGGGAACCGTGTCACCGGAACCGTTATCCGCACCGTGGAGCATGTACTGTTGAAGGTCGCCAACTGAACCATCCGGAAGCTGAACGAAGCGCACGCCTTGTTCAAGTAGCTTGTTCGCCGCTTGCCAACCAGCCTGCCCACCAGCCATAATCGCCTGTGCAGCCTGTCCAACATTAGCGGGACTCATCGCTGAACTGCCTTGTCCGTAGCGTCCCGGGTTAGTCACACCACCATCAGAGGTATTCGCACCGGAAGGTCCGAACGGATACATTATCGCACCGAGAGCGTTGCTCTGTGCTTCCATCCGAAGCTTCTCACCTTCCATCTGCATACGAGCAGCATTGGCAGGATCGAACTGAGCACCTGCCATCATCGCAAGGCGGTTAGCTTCTTGGTTCCATGTCTGAGCAGCCATACCCGAGGCTTGATCGACCAGTGACTTCTGCATCTGACTTGAGCCGGTAAGGCCCATCGCACGAAGACGACTCTCCGTTGCGCCCATCGCTTGATTCAAGGCGAACTGATATCCCGGAGTCTGCGCAACCTTCGACGGGTCGCGGTAGAGGTCTTTGAGTTGGTCGCCGTAGCCACGACGATACTGGCCGAATGGATCAGCCCGGTCAGCCGCAGCGCGTCCAGCGTCTCGGTATTGGTCAGCTTGATTCCATTGCTGGTAGGCCGTAGCCGCAGCCGGAATCAATGCCGGATTGTTAAGTCCGGTGTTGATAAAGTTTTCAGCATTCTCTAGGAAACTAGCCATGTTAACTTCTCCTCATTGGATTACCGACCATACTCAAACCAATCTTACCGAGATTCGCCATCGTTGGTGACACTCCCGGAATAAAAGGTAGTGCCATACTCGCTACTTGGAGCGGATTGAACTCACCAGTACTACCATACCCCTTCGCCATAGACTGTGCGCTCTTAGCCGCGTTAAGCATCCAACTTGGGGCAGCGCCATTCAATCCGGCCATTCCACCCGGAGCGGCAGCAAGACCCCCGTTAGCAGCACCAATAGCAGCCGACGCACCCGAACCCATACCGAGACCCATCGCTCCAAACATCGCAGGAGCAGCCATTCCTAAACCTCCGACGATAAGGGGGCCAAGGTAGTCTAGTAGACCGGCCTTCTGAATGATGTTGCGGTTGTCGGTGATGTTGCCGTAGTGGTCGGTGTTGTAGACGGCGTTCGGGTTGGCAAGGTCCATCTTATCTTGGACCGTCGAGAACTTCGGCATGAAACTACCACCGCTGGCGTAGCTACCATCCTCATACGACTTGTTACCATATCCGAGAGGACCACCATCCTTGCTAGTTCCGGGAAGCTTTGAGGCATCGAATTGAAGTCCGTAGCCAATCTTGTTTCCCTCACTACCGTAGACTTCGCTGAACTTCGCGTTCGGGTCATACTTATGGAGGGTGTCAAGGAAAGCCTTGCCCCTCGCTGAGTTCACTTCATCTTCGCCAACACCACCCCACGACCTATTGTTGAAGTAGGTCAGATCGGACAAATCAGGCTGTGCCGGTTGTTGTGGGGCAGGCGTAGGAGCAGGAACAGTCGGCTGTGCCGTCTGAATGGCGTTGTTCACCATTTCCGTGCTACCGAGCATTCCGACATTCCCTCTAGGCATAGTTATCTCCGGAGAAGAGGCGCAACGGGTGCAGGATACGTCGTAGAAGTAGGCGCTTGCTGCATAACCGTAGGACGAGTATTACTTTGAGGCATACCGGAGTAGTAGTACGGAGTACGGCTCGACGTAGGACCACTCGAACCATTCGTGTTGCTACCACCACCACTGCCGTTATAATCAGGGTTGCCTGTCGCGGATAGATTACTTCCACCAAAACCGGTATATTGGCTGTTGTACTGATTGACTGAATTATTTAGACTCGGCATAACTGGTTGAGTTGGGTTCTGTGGAACACCACCTGAACTGTACGGCATACCAGCATCACCTTCACCCGGCAACCAGCCGGAACCAACGTTAGGATTGAACCCGGGAGGAACATTGAAGCCACCGGAGGCTCTCATAGCGTCCTGCCCTTGGCGAATGGTTGAGAGGCCAGCCATCACCTGTGGATTACTCATCAAACCAGTGCGGTACTGCCCATTGACAAAGTACCCGCCACGCTGTCCAGCCCAACGAGGATCATTAAGTGGAAGCGACGAGAAGTTCGTCAACTGTGGTTGAGGGCCAAACTGTGCTTGAGGAGCAACATTCTGGATGGCTCCACTCTGAACCCCGGCCCCAATGTCTGCTAGTGTTTGACGTTGACGCGAGTAAGAATCGTAAGGCATAGTAGTTCCTTTAGTGGGAGTTCTGCTGAATATCAACCTCAAGGGCTTTTAGCAGCAAGGGTTGCTTCGACTTCTCTACAACGGCGAAAGACCAAGCACGACCTGTGCCAAGGTTGTTAATATAATATCTATACGCATCATTCGGAAACTCACAGCCCCGTGTCTGTAGATTGTTTAGGAATCCACTCTCAATGATGTTTTGGTCCCGAAGATAGAACGTATACATTGAAGTTACATCCGAAGTATGAGATAGATCGGAGGTCATCAGAAGAACCTTACTCTTGTTAACTCGTTTCCGCTTCTCATTCCCAAACCAGAATGTATTTGTTTGAGCTACGGTTGTAACAGGAACGTTAGGGTAATTCGATGCCGAGGAGTCGGAGGTTTCATCCAAGACCTCATTGGCATCATTGCCCCATGTGTACAAATATTGTTGAGAACGTCGTGTTCCACCCGAGCTAGGGTCTTGCTGGTTATATAACACAATCTGTGTGTAGTAACCGGGAATTCCGGCCGTCTGTGATGGATTAGCGAATTCGGTACCGGCACCAATCATCCACACGGTAGGATCACCTTGAAGGTTTAAAGCAAACCACGTCTTATCCTCGACGTTATAGCACCAGATGTTCGATTGAAAGTCCGTCACTTCTAAGGGATAGGTATCAGTTCCCACCGTTCCCGTAGGATACGTTGAAGCAAACGCAGGCATTGTATTAATGGCCGGAGTACCAATTTCATTAATTCCATTCAAAACCACAATTGGTTTACTGCCCATCGTGGTAACTTGCATGTTAATGTTCTGTGCATCATTGGACTGATTAAAGTTGGCGATGAATATATCAATATACGGAGTGCTAAGTTTCACCGGAGTGTAACCGTCAAGCATCCAAAGTCCGATGGCGTTATCCGAGCCATATCCAATCCAATACAGCACGTCGTTCATATTACGAATCATTCGGGGACTCTTAGCACCGAACTTAATGAACGCTTGCTGCGTGGACGCCAGCGGAGAGGTAATGTCACTGTCCGCCCCAACGTCATTAAAGAACTCGATGGAGTTCCGTCCGAAGGCGACGATATGATGCTTGTAGCGGGCCAGCCCGATGATTTGGTCAGGGTAGGCTTGAGCAGCAATTACACCACCATTCCATGTCGAGATATCGTTGGTAGCCGAGTTCCAGATACGTCCGTCAATCGACGGGATGAACATGAGGCTGTTGAGCCACACGAATCGTCCCAAAGTGATAAGGCCCGGTGTCTGCTTCGGAGGAAAGTCAGTGTCAGTGATTTCCGTCAATGAGGCAGCGGCAAAGACTCCTGAGCCTGATGTAGCATAGTAACCCTTACTTAGAGTCAAGTCTTCATTAGTCCAGCTAATAGCCACTGCCGGAAATGTCGAACCCCCGGAGGCTTGAGTATATTCAGTCAAGAAGCAGTAATCATTAAGACTTGTGCTACTAATGCTTCCCATCTTGACGTAGGTTTGATTAAACGGTCTTGCCATGATAATGTAAATCTTTCCCGTCGAGTTGTCAAAAACCGCGACAACGAACACGTCGTAGAGCGCACTAATCGGAATAGCATCCATAATCACACAACTCGTCAGATCATCAACAATACCCGTCATGAAATCGGAACTAGAAATCTTGGCTAAGCCCGGTCTCTTGAGAAGAGTCTGTTCCTTAGCATCGGACGAATGATCCATATGATACTGAGGAATCAGATTGATATTGATCTGATTGAACAGTTGTGACGCATCGTAGGCGTTATACGCATTCTCCGTCTGGTAGAACGGAATCCGCAGGGTATCCTGAATGGATTGAAGCGGACGATCAGCCATTACTGACCCCAACCCATCTGCCAATCCGGTTGCAAGTAGATCGAACCCTCTTCACGGTCGAAGCCAAGGGCCTTCTCTTTGTGGACTTCCGCCTTCTTCGTAATCATCGCTTGTTGGGCGTAGGGAACACCATACTCATACGAGAGTTGGTCAGCCAAGGCCCACGCCAGAGAGTTGTAGTAGAACGAAGGGAAGTCAGCCGTGTCGCTGGCCGCATCGAAGTCCATGATTGAAGTCATGCCGGTTAGGTACAGCCGAAGGTTCGTAGCCGTATCGCTGTTAGGCGTCGGAAACAGGTAGATCGTGCCAACTTGTTCGGTAGCCACAGCACCGGGCGGGAAGTAGTACAGTTGGTTCGGTTGTCCCGTCTGTGATTTCACCGAGAGCATGTCATACTCTTGCTTGGTCACAAGGATCAGCGGAGTGTCGGCATTTGTGGTCGTGTTGCGGAGCCATGCCTGCGTCACCTTAAGGGGAGCAGTCTGGTTCACAGTAGCACCCACACCAATTTGGTAGGAGGTCGTAGACGCGACCAACGTGATAGCCGAAGTCGTGATGTACTTCCACAGTTGCATGCCATCAGCATTCCATTCCTTGACGATCTGGTTCAAGGAAATAGCAGCCTCAGTCACGGCATCAGTCGATGGGGTCTCCCCTTGACCAATAGCGCCAATGATCCTCAAGGCACGCTTGATAATGTCGTCACGGGTGACGGTGTAGTTCGTAGAAGCCGAAGTAGCCATTGATTATGCCTTTGTGTAGGAGCCTGAGATTGTGAGAACTTCTACCGGACTTCCGGACAATCTAAAAGCAGGGTATGCAATTGTGGCTGATGCCGTAAGAGCGCCAACACGCGAACCGGAACTCTTAAGGGCCATTCCACCACGATCAGTTGAAACTGTACCAACCGGGAGGGTCAAAGTGCCACCCGCCGCTGATACAACATCACTGGTGGTTGAGGGTGTAATGGTCAGTCGATAAGTTACAACGTTGTTACTATCTACGATGTATGAACCATCCACAGTGTAATCCGTGCCAGTGATTCCAGTGATCGTAGGTGCCCAATCCGTTTCTCCGGTATCGTCTGAACGAGTGAACGGAAGAACGTGCTGATCGTTACGGGTCTTATAAAAGTCCAGTATATTCCGAGGTTCCCAACAGGTATCTGCGCACACCATCACTCCATCCCAACGTTTCCGAAGGTCGGAGGCTTTGCGCTTAAACCCACAAGAGTCGCAGATTGCATTATATGAATATTCGCTCATTATAGTTCCGCGTCAGCCGTCCAGTTAACACCACAAAGATCATTTACCGCCCATCCAGCAATTCCTGTTACCGACATACCAAAGGCACCTTCACCACTGCCAGAAGCACTTGTTGCGGTGGCGGATGTGCTACGAATAAAGTTCCACGCAAAGGCATTAGCCGCATTAGTATTATAAAACGTATGAGTCGGAGTAGTTCTCATCGCCGGGGCTAGTCGTAAAGCTGAAACTCTGTTAGATGAAGCACCAGCTACTGTGCATGGAAACGTATAAGCACCAGCCGCGCCCGCATTCTGAGCGGGAGTAGTAGCATATGGAAACGACTTCTGGTAGAATCTCTGACAAAGTTCAAGTTCCTCAGCAAAGACCGGCATATCAAATGCCGAAGCCCGTTCTCCAATTTCTAATTGAATACCAGCCAGTTCTATGTAATTATTAGCCGCTGCCGTGCTTGAGGGCGACCAGTCAAAGTATACCTTTCCTTCGGTACAAGTCGAGGGCACCGTGGCGGTAAATTGATAGAATCTCCAAGGACCACCCTGTTCTGGATTAGCAATATGGGCTGTAATTACGTTGGACGCTCCTGTATGAGCAGCAAATGGACCCTCATCGGTTCCAGTGCCCATATCAAACTTAGCTTCCAGATAATCAACCGATGAATCCCATCCAGAGCCCACCCTCATCCAGAAAGACAAGGTTACTTTCTGTCCAGCCAACATCGTAGCTATGTTACTCTCTAAAGCTTGAACCAAGAAGAGAGACGTAGTGGATGTATCTGCGGCAGACCGTGCGATACGGGCACAATATTGAAAGCCGGGAGGTCCAGATTGTCTACTTACTACCTGAATGCTGGATGCCCTAGAGATAGCCCACCGATCTGCTGTGTATTGTGGAGTCGTTCCAGTACTGGTGTGTGAGGTTCCACGTTGCCAAATCTGGAAGCTTCCATTTATTAAAGCATTCCGCCTTCCCGGATACAGTGGGGAAAGCGACGCTGTAGAAGTCGAAGAGAGACCGGCAGGAATTAAAATCCCGCCGGAACTCCATTGGTATACATCATTGAACCACTTCTTAAAGGCCCAATCGTTCGCATCGACGTTAATCGGTGGCGGACGAAGCCTACGAACGATAGCCATAGTTTAGTCTTGTGCTTGGTTCATATACATTTGCAGTTCCGCACCCGACGAGTACGAACTGGTGATGATACGGATAGCCGTAGCACCAACCGCAGCCACAGAAGTCGTGTCTGCCGACTTCGAGGCGAGTGCAGTGATATCACTCCAAACCGCAGCGACACCACCGAGAACGTCAGCGAACGTCTGTTGCACCGTGAAGTTAAGCGTACCCGTCACATCCACCGAGATATTCATGGCATAGGGACTACGCCAATCAATCGGGATGGTCTGACTCGAAACTTCATCAACCCAACCGATATCCATCGTATCCGTGCCAATGGTTGCACTCGGAGTGATGGAGGTAAGGGTCTTAAAGTACTTGGTCGATTCCACCGTGGCAGACGTGTTGGGAAGGTTGATCGTTTCCGTCAGGGCCTTCCCATCCGCATCCGTACCAACCAGAGTCGCCGTCTTGGCCGAGTGGTTGACAGCAGCATCGTTCCGAATACTTACTTGGTGCGCCAGCCCGTCAGTAGGAGTCGTGTTCGTCAGAGTCCATGTGGCTCCCGTCACGTTGGACGCAAAGCCGGTCAGGGACTCATCAGCAACGTCGATATCAATCATCTTAGGGCGCATGATTGACTCCTATTAGCGTTCGATTGCAGCGAAGATATAGTCGATAGACGCCGTGCAGGCATTGCCTTCACCCGTGAGCAGCGCCATCGTCGGCGTGACAGGGGTATCCGGCATGTTGGTGGACGAGAGGGTGACAGTGCCCTTATGAACGTCGTTCACAAAGTACTTCACAGACGAAACACCNNNNTACTCGAAACCAACCGTCATAAACGTATCAACAACAATCGTTGCGATACCAGTGGCACGCGATTGACCCGTCGTGGCGTCCTTCTGCACTTGGAAGTCGAGCAGCGCATCGCCGTCGTCCTTCGAGAAGAACACACCATCCGTAACACCGTCGCCGTCAGCGTCCAGAGCGGTCGTGTCAAGCACGGCCAAGCCGATGAGGAAGTCAGACTGTGTAACGTCATTCAGACGGAAGCGGGCCTTGAACCACGCCTTCTTACCAGCCGCGAACGTGAAGTTTTCGGTCGTCAGTTGAAGCTGCGTACCGTCGTCTTCCGTACCAGTGGTCGTAAGCAGGAGGGCACCACCAGCAACGTCAGCTTCCAGAGCGCGCGTAGCCGCACCGACGGATGTAACCGTCCAGTCGCCAGCGACATACTCAGTGAAGTCGTTGAAGTAGGTGAAGACCTTCGTGGGATCAGGTGCAGGGTAATTATAGAGTGTGGTGCCTTTGGCGGCGGTAGAGATACCGGCCGGAAGGCGCATTGGACTAGGCATTAGAGTCTCCTAAGGGGTATAAGGTAACGTTGGAGAGAACGGGGCACCGAAGTACCCCGTTACCTTACAGCTTGTTACGCGCCCTGCGATCCGTAGATCGAACGCTTGTCCGAGCAGCCGAAGCTGTAACGGGCAGTCGCCTTGAACTTGGCGTTGTCGGTATCGAAGTCGTCATCTTGCGAGAACGCATCCGGCCGACGCTCAAAGTGCGTCATACCATTCGGCACATTCGTGAGGATAAACCACGCGTCCGTGTCCGTCAGGTAATGGTTGATAACGAGACCACCCGGGAACCGCGAGCGAACGAGGTTAACCGTGTTGTTGTTCGTACCAACTTCGTACTGAGTGTCCATGATCTTGTTCGCTTCGAAGTCAAGGTCAACCGGAACGATCAACTTCGACGGCTTGACAGCGATACGCAGACCACGATCATTCGTGTACTTACCAATGTCGATGCAAGCTTGCTCAAGAGCCGCTTCCGAAAGGTCAGCCGAAACCGCGATGACATTCGAGAACGTACCACCAGCAACGTTCGGGTGATCCGAAACGATCAGCGCCTTACCGTCGCCGTAGGTGTACGACGTATTGAACGCGCGATTCAGGATATTGGCCGCAACCACTTCCTTCGTCTGACGCATCGAATACGCGAGACCCTTCGACTTCCGTTCGCCCGCAACGTCGTACAGATCGTCTTCAACCAGTTCCTTCGTGATGATGAAGCCGAGCGCATACACGACGTGCGTGTAGCGATCCACGAAGCCTTGTTGTTCCGAGTCATACGACACCGGAGCGCCTTCGGCCTTCTGAGCAGCAAGACCAAACGACGAGATCGAAACGTCTTCTTCGAACGCCTTACGGCTCTTACGAGTCGTGAAGATTTTCGACCATTCAACGTCGAACTCGTTATACGCTTTACCATACCACGCATTAATTCCCGGCCAGAGTGCTTTACCAAACGAGCCAGTTGTCATAGTAGCCATGTGTATTCTCCTTTAGCTATTAGGCACCGACCACGTTAGGCATACGAACGCCGGTATTGAACATGACTTCGAACCAACCAGCGTCCGTCGTCGAAAGTCCAAAGGCGTTACCAACACGCTTCGACAGGCCGAGCAACTTGAGCGGATAACCCGAGGTAGCCGTCAAATCCGAAGAGTCGAGGGCCATCTTGGAGATACCAGTCGTTGAGTTACCAGCCGTCGTCGTGAACGCGACCAGAAGGCCAATGTCATCGGCATCAAAGTTGCCTCCAACAGCGTCTTCTTGAACCTCGTACACAACCGAGGGGTCCGTACACACAAGGGCGATACGCGAGGTCGAGGCCAGCCGATGCTTCGTACCGAGCGCCGTCGGATCGGGCAGGAACCCAACCACAACGCCAACGATATCAGCACCAGACGTTCCACCAGCCGCGAGAATCACCGTGGCCATTCCTTCCACATCCATTCCGTTTACGACCTGACCAGCCACACCCGCCGACCCGGCTTGCTTAACGATATCGCCAACAAACACGGCGGTATTATTACCAGAGTCGATCAGGAAAGCCTCAGTTTGGCCGTTCCAAGGCGAACCGTTCAGGTGACGAACGGGCCTCAAGCCCCGAGGGGCAATAGCGTTTGCCATATTAAGTCTCCATTAAAAGTTGTTGCTTAAGGAGAGGCAATGCCTTGGAAGCTTGCATTTTCTACGAGTTAACTTGAGCGTTTAGACTCAATTTGCAGTTTGCCGTAGTCAGCAGCATTTCCAGCATTCCTCTTCATATCTGCTTCTAGGGCTGCAATCTCATCCTTCTCCTTGCGTTCTTGGTCCATTAACCAAATATCCTTGGGGATACGCATCAGATATGCAACCACGCCGCCACCCATTCCCTTACTAACAGCAGACGATGTGCGAGCAGACGAATCGACGCCACCATTACCGACCTTGAGACCTTCCTTGTCCACGAGTTCCCATTGTGCCGCGAGGAACATATCAATACGACCTTCCGTATCATTGACCCAACGGTACTGGAAGTTCTCATGGTCAAGACCAGCAACAGTGATTTTATTTCTATTTGCCTCGTACACGGGAATCCGGTCGGGGCGAACTTTGGATTTCAACTCATTACGAGTTGGACGATTTTGACTCATCTTAGTCTCCTATCTATTAACCTTGAGCGTACAATTTGAGGTACTCTGCCTCTGTCAATCCCGCACTACGCATCATAGTTTTCATAATGCTGCGGTCTTGATCGCTCATATTGGCCTTTGCCTGTGCAAGTGTGGAATCAAGTTTCGAACCTGATTGCCTACCGGCGCTTCTACCCTCTCCGTCAGGATTCGGGGCACCCTTGGTCTTTGGTTGGAAGCGGTGAGAGAAAGCCTCACGAACTTCCTTTTCAACATAGTCACGGACTTGGGCGGGCGTGACTGACCCACGGTTCACATTGATGTATTCCACCGCAGCAGAGTCCGCATACCTACGGAGCCGCTCGTCAGTGTCATACCACGGGTTCCTCTGCACCCATTCGACGTGTTCCGGATCAGGAGCATTCTGCCGGGGCGGTTGTGCCGCCGTACGATGCAGATTGTCCAGTTCGTCCTTAGTCGCGTCAATCTTTTCATCAATCTCATCGGCCTTCACCAGATCACCTTCTGCAAGAGCCGCACGCTTTTGAGCGCGCAGTTCGGTGATGGCTGCCTTGTATCCCTTCTCATAAACCTGACGGTTCTGTTGAGTAGCGAAGTTCAAGGCTTGACGAGTATCGGACAGTTCACGTTGAGACGTGCGGACCTTACCGATCAGTTCCCCAACTTCAAGGAACGTCTTAGCAGGCTTCCAATCATCTTCATCGTGTCCAGCCGCAATCCACTCTTCTTTTGGCATCCACCCAAGGGCGGTAGCCTTTTCAACGTGTGGATTTGATTGCGCTTGCGTGACCTCCCCCTTATCCTCTTCCGGAGTCTCGGGAGTTACAACGCTTGTATCTACAACTTGGTCGGTTTCATTACCGATGTTAATATCAGCAGCCATTATTCGATCCCTTCAAACGGATTCTCTTCGCCAGTAACAACGACTTGGATATCCTCATCATTGACCACGAAGAACCGCTCTTTAGTTACCGGGTCTTCTACCCGCTTGCCGCTATACCGAGTAAAGATCACGCGATCACCAGCCTTACACCACGGCTGCCAGTTCGGATCGTTCCCATCGAACGCCTTGAAAGCGGTAGGTCCAACAGACACAACCGTTCCAATTTCCGTACCAGCTTCCTCGCGCTTCTCCAACTCTATCGGCTTGACTACTTCGAACTTACTGTCTTTCAGTGCTTGGGGAATCTCAATCTGTTCCTTTACAGGATCGGGCTTAATAAGAACCCGATGACCCTTCACTTGAAGTCCCATCGTCATCTACCTCCGTCGCTATGTTTACCTCCGGTGCTTCCACTGTGGGCACCCAATCAAAGAGCCACTTGAGGCCCGCTATTTCCCCACGCTTGCGAGAATCAACCTTTGAGTCGTCGCCTGCGGTGAGAACCAAGGATTCCATCGTAACGTTCATGTACTCTACGACAGACTCCATAAACTGCTCTGTTACGGGATGCTTACGCCATGCGTAGTAGTCATCTGCTGAGAATGACATTATTTAGCTTTCCCTTTCGCTTTAGGTTTCGCAGCTTGCCTTTGCTGCGTAGCTTGTTGCACTTGCTTCATCTTTTGGTTATGAAGCTGGTCAGCACGAATCATTTCATGCTGTGCCTGTTGATCCTCACGCTCAACTTGGAGAGCGCCGGAACGGGCTTCATGGTGCATGTTGATGGTCTTGAGGACCAGATCAAGCTTTGCTGCCTGACTCGCATTATGAAGTTCCAAAGCGGCCATCTGGCGTTTGTGGTTAGCTTCCAACTGCTTTTGGGCGATCTGCAATTCAAGCAGACGTTGCTTGTTGGCGATATCGGCTTGAGCGGTCTGCTGGTCGATCTGTGCCTTCATTTGCATTGTCTGCTGCTTCACTTGCTCTGTCTGTGCCCGAGGATCAGGTGCAGGCGGTTGCGGTTGAGCAAGGAGGCCCTCAGGATTCGGAATCTCATAGGCATCAAGGGTACGCTTCGTGTACTCCATGCCATTGATCGTACCGATTTGGAGCAACTGCCCAACAGCTTGAATCTTCTGCTGCTTGACTGTGGCGCTGTCGCCCGTCGGGTCAGCACCCGGGATAATCAGCTTCTTCGTTCCGTTGTAATCCGACTCTGCAATCTGCATACCCGAGACCTTGGACTCTTCCGCAAGCACTTCGGGGTTAAGTCGATTGAGACGGAACAGCTTCTTGAACTCTTCCTCAAGGGAGCGGTAGACCCGCTTGTAGACAGCCGTGAAGACTGCCATCCCTTGCTTCACTGTCTCTTGAGTCGTAGTGGCCGGGGTGTTCTGTCCCGGCATCTTACCGACCATGATTTCCGCAATAGAGGCAAGCTGGTTGCCCGACGTAATGAGCATCTGCAACAGGTTCATTAGAACCGCGCTAGGCTCACGGGCCGGAATCGGGTAGACCGACTTCTGCAAGTCTTCTCCCGAAGCATTGACCACCTTCCACTCTCCCGGGCGGAGGGCCACTTGCCCTTCCTTCATCCGGAGATTGCGACCGATAAAGCCAGCCTGTAGGTTGCTCATCGTACCAGCGTCGATTAGCTGGTTGATTAGTGTATTGGCCCCGTTGTTCAGGGACGACAGGAGCATACCAAACCCACAGCCGTAGATTGAACCATCGGGGTTCGGTACGAACGTAAAGGAGGTGAACGTCTCCACCGGATCAATCCGGCGAATCTTGTCCTCATCGTTCTTCTTCACACCATCCGAATCCCAACGGGCCGTGATCTTCACGACTTGCTTGGTCTCCTTGTGGATGTAGATGATGTACGGTTCTTCGTAGTTGTCCTCGTCCAAATCCCAAAACGTATGGCAGGCAAGGATCGTATGGGGTGTTGACTTGTCCTTCACAGGAGCATTATTGTCCGTGGAAACGGGAGTCTTCTGTTCTTCGCCGTCTTCACTGTCACCATACTCAAGGTCGAGGTACTCTTCGTTGTTCAGTACCTTCTCACGCAATTCGTTGTTCGTGTACCGGAGAATCTCCGTCTTGCGGTAGGCCGATTCCAAATCCTTTGCCCAATAATTCACGCACAGGTTCTCAGGGTAGACGATATGTGACTGATGCACTTCCTTCGTGCTGTCGTAGTAGGTCTTCTTGAAGGCCACACCAGAAATGGCGAGAGTCATGAGAAGCTTGTCCATGCTCTCTTCCCACTTGGGGATGCACTCCATGACCTGATACGACATATGGCGAGCCACGCGGATCGCCTTTTCTCCGAGTTCTCCGGTTGGGTCTTTGGCCGAAACTCGGGCCTTGACTACCGCACCATCCGAGGGAACCAGCGACGGGTATGCCCGCGCCGAGAATTGCATAGCCGCAGTAGCGACCAGCGGATATTTGATATTGGCAGCACGGGGCCACGGGAAAGACTTATCTTCCGCGAGCAGAAGGGCCAGTTCCAGCCACTTCTTGTTCTTCTTCATCCAGCCTTCACGGCTGCGCTCATCGGCTTCGTACCCTTCCATGACTACCGCTGCCATCTTCTCAAGAACCTTATTACCATCCTTGTCGGTCTTGTCCTTGAGTCCCTTCGCCAGATTGGCCTGATCCAAGGCCCAATCCGTGTAGTTCTTCTCTTCGTCGGCGGGGTCCGTAGGTACGGGCGGGGGAGCCATCATCTGCGGCTGCTGTGCCTGTGCCTGCACTTGCTGTGCCGCTTGACTCATATCACCCATCATGGGAGGCTGTCCGTCAATTGCCATTAGTATCCGCTCTCTTCGTTACGACCCTGTTCAAGATTGTCGGAGGATGCCATTTCCTCGGCGTATTCCTCTTCTTCCTTTTCCCTTGGGGTCGGTGCTGTTGATAGTTTATGCAGCCCGTGGCCTAAGATCGCCAATCCGTCCACTTGGTCATCGTGTCCCTTACGGGGAAAACCAAGACATTCCTCTTCGAACTCCGGATACCACTCAGCATTCTTGTCAAATCGGACTCGCTTCGCGCGCATCCGTACCTTGATCGACTGAGCGAACTGCACCTTATCGACAATCCGGGAGAACGTCTCGTAACTCACCCAATTGTCGTCTTCCATCATTCTCATGATAACTGCCGGAAGCACCGAGTTCGTAATCTGGCCCTTTTCGAAGAAGAAATACTGCGGGTTGTACTTCTTATTTATGAGCAGTATCATTTCTACGATATCTGGCGACTCAAAGCGGTCCCGGATAACCTCAACAACGTTGATGTACCCGTCAGAGTCTACCCCGGCAACTACGAAAACCGTCCAGTCAGCCCGTTGTCCGAGGGTAACAGCCAAGTCACACCCGACGTAGTACACCATATCTTGCTTCTTCTGGTGGTCATCCATTGTAAGGAAGTCACCACGGCGGAAGTGAGCATTCGACTCATCGAGAGGCACGTTCAGGAACTCCTGTGCGTACTTCTCACCCAAGCCTTGCGACAGATACATGGCCCGTTCGCTCTCAAGAGTGTCCTTAGACCATTGCTGCGGCCACAGGATGTGTTCGAACTTGGGGCTGTGAGCCTTATACTTAGCCGAGTACCAGTATTCCTTGGTCGTGTTCTTAATACACAGCGGCGACTCAACGCACTTCTGGCGACGGCTGTTCGGCATCAATCTTTCGAGCCATGAATCGGCGTGAAGGATAGTGCCAACGTACCGGATTATGCCATCCGAGGACTTACACGGGATCAACGCACCAGTAAACCAGTTGCGGAACTTCTCCCGTCGCTCGTCGTTCATCACGATTTCGTCGTTCTCAAGGTCGTCGCAGACGATCAGATCGGGGCGTCGTCCATTCCACTTAAGACCCCGTAGCTTCTGCTCTGAACCCTTGGCGATAACGCGGGCCATATGCCCGTCGTGGAACTCTACGATGAAGTCGGTCTCAGTATCTTTGTCCTTACTGATACCCTTGATATCGTAGACCTTAATTAAATCTTCGTTCTCCGTCAGTTCCCGCTTAATATCATTGACGAAGTTCTTGGACTGTGCTTCGGTGTCTGATACGATAAGAACGAAGCTACGTTCCCGGTGGCAGATCGCTGCCAGCGTGTACGAGTGAGTGATCGCAGTACTTTTCGCATGTCCCCGGGGTGCGGCGATAGCGACGTACTTGTTCTTGGTGCAGCACATATCCCACCACTCCAAGTGACAATCCGGAATGTCTACCGGCTTATCGAAGTTCTTTTGGAGGAAGAGTTTAACGAATCCATCAATATGCGCTGCTGTTAATGCCATTCTTTATGATCCTTTTTTCTCGCGGCGAACCCGGCCTTACGACCGGGCCGAGATATAGGATCACCGCCTTTCGGTTAGGGCCAAGTTTTACGAATCCTTGCCATTAGTCTTAACGTCCGTATCCTTAACTTCTTCGCAACGGAGAACGTAGCCCTTAACTTCCGGAGATTCCTTGATGGCCTTCTCTACTTGGGCGTTGAGTTCTTCACATTGAGCCTTCGAATGGAGGGGAGTAGGAGCAAATTGAATCATGATCTGTGAGCCTTGGGCGCTCATTACAAATGCTACGAGGTAAGCAATCCACATTACTTCTTCCTTCCACGGCGCGCTTCGCGCGTACTGGTTTGAGATACCAACTGCCGCTTGCTGTTCCTCTTAAATGAGTCGTTCGCTGCCGCAGTTACAACCCGCAAGTTGCTCATCACAGTCTTGCCACCCTTAGACAGCGGCGTAATATGGTCAACTTGCTTCCCGTCGCCCTTTCGGACCTTGCCTGCTTCCATCATCATACGACGCGCCTTATTCCGCTCAACACGAGCAGCGATTTGTTCAGGTTTGGATTTGTAGTTGGCGTTCTCTCGTTTGTAGTCTCGGGCCATATTATTTCTTCCGGTTAAGGGATTTGTAGGTTTGAACCATACGGCCCACAGTAGGGGCGGGAGCAGGAGTCTGGTTGGAAGGCGGTTCAGGGGCGTTAGCCGGATTGACCGCGAGGATGAAGACTTGTTGCTCCCGATAGAGTAGATCAGGTACCGGGATGTACTTCGGTTCCACTTACTTGCTGTCGATTTTCTTCGTCAGTTTGTCGATCTGGCGTTGGAGCCAATCCTTCATCGCTTGCCACAGGTTCTTTAACATAGGAAACTCCTTCGATAGTCTTGGCTTGATTGAACCGGGATACTTCCAGAAGCTTGTCTTGGATGGCCTTAAGCCGATCCTCGATCTTAGAACCATCAGCCGTAGGAGCCGACTCGATCTTATCCAGAAGCACTTGCTTGTCGATGGCCTTCGCCAGAATGTCTCCGGCTACCTTGGCCCCGATGGGTTTGCGGACGAACGTTCCGCGTTTGGAGTCGTATTGGAAATCCCCATGCTCCAACCGATCATTGATGACGTTAACCGACTTGTCGATGACCATGCGGAGCCGCCCTGATACCTCTACATTGGATTGGGAGCGAACATCAGCTACCATCGTCTTGAACCAATCTTGGGCCTTCCAGCGGTGGATCGTCTCCTCCGGAACTCCCGTGGCGGCAGCTACCAAGCTGACCTTGCCGAGCATCAGGTAGGCCGTGACGACCTCAAGACGCTGCTTCGGGGAGTAGTGCTGGTTCTTGCCCTTCCGACCGGGTTTCCGGTCTATGATCCTGCGGATCGTGACTGATGGCATGCTTTAGCCGTCCCTTCTCTCTCTCTATTTGATTTGGACCATCCTCCCTATCGTGTCCGGAGCTACCGGGGCGGTCGATTCAGCAGGGTGCGCGCGGATGGTGGCGCTGAATAAAGACCGGGCATACGATCCCGGTTGCCTCCGAAGAGGACTTAGAAGCCCGGCGAACCGGGAACTCTTGTGGAGCGGGCTGTGGGATTCGAACCCACGAATACCTGTTTGGAAGACAGGAGGTTTAAGCCTCTCACCCAAACCCGCAATGTTGGTTGGCGACCAGTGAAGGAATCGAACCCCCGCACGCTGTTTTGGAGACAGCAGTCCTACCACTAAACGAACTAGCCGCTGATGAAATCGATTAAAGTACTTGTAATTGAACTATTTTCGTTC